TTACTTCTTTTTTAAATTTACCATAAGATACTTCATTAAGTATGCCTTGGTCAATTACATTTAGTAATGATTCTTTCATTGGAGATACTTTTGTATTTAAATCTTTTTGATTTATTAAAATTATTTCTTTACCAGTATCGAATATATGTTCATCATCTCTTCTAATACCTTTATAAGCAGCTTCTACTTTTTTTCCGTCTTTGTTTGTTACTAAAAAATCCTTACCTATATCATCTTTTCCCACTTCAAATATTTTTTTATAATCAAACATTTTAGAATGTTTAGGTAATGTTAAATCAGCTACCTTCCATCCTATTTTCTTTAAAAATTTTACTGCTCTATTTTCACCTTTCTTTTTCCCAAAAGCATAAGGAGTAGCATAATTTTCGCCTGATCCAGGTGTGAAAGTAGCTCCACTTCCTGTCACATTATCCTCGTTCATCATTATTTCACGAGCATATGCTTTAATAGCAGATTTCAATGCTGCTCTTTGTTCTTCTTTAATACCAGATACTGTACGGCCCTGATATTGTTTTTTTAAGTAATCAACCATTTTAGCGTTCATATTAAAACCAGGCTCTAATGGTTTATCATCTGATTCTTGTTCTATAGATGCTGCCATAGCTTTCATAAATCCGTTTTCTACAGTATCATCAACAATAGCACTCATTTCATCATCTATATCTAACTTATCTAACCAAGTATTTGTTTTTTTAGTATCTGGTTTTGATATAGCTGCTTTAATAAAATCAAAAGTTGTTTTAGCTACTTCAGCTCCAGGTATTAATCCCATAACGGTGTCTAAAGCTACATTTCCTATTTTTTCGCCTTTTTGTTTTAAAGCAATAGATTTTATTACTCTTTTTAAATCACCGTATGTGTTTAATTCAGCCATTATTATTTATATCCTAGCTTAGTTAATACTTGATCAACTTGACTTCTAACAGTAGATTTGTTAATTTTTCCTGGTTCGAATCCTAAAGATTGAAACCAAGTTTCAAAAGCACCAGGAAATTCTGTAGCACTGTTAATGTTTTTAGATTTACTAGCTACTGCAGTTGAAGATGCTTGTGCTTTACTTAAAGCGGCTACATCAGAAGGAGTACTAGGTGCTTCTTCCAATGATTCATTAGATGGTTTTGCACTTTGTGCTTTTGCTACTGCTTTATCGTCTTTTAATCTTAATTCAAAATTATATCTTGGAGCATGGTTTTTAGCCCATTCGTAATCCATTTTATGGGTTCTTACTGTTGGTTCTCCATTTAATCCTGTAAGTTGATTTGGATATTTGTCTAATATATATTTTAAAGCTGATTCGGCTTCTTCTTTTTTTACAAAATCTCCAACAAGAATTATACTTCCATAATAACTTACTGTAACCTCTGGGTTACTTGTGATAGCATTTCCTTGAATAACTTTTCCAAGTTCTTTTGCTTTTCCTTGTTTTCCCAATTCTGGGTTTTGGTAGGTCATTGTAACCTTTTTATTATATGTAATAGGTTCACCTTTAATATTTTTTAAAGGATCACCATTTACATCTAATGGATTATTAGGTTTCATTTTACCAAGATACAAATATAAATTCTTAGCTATACCAGATAAAAGACTTGCATCCAGTTCATTTAACTGTGATTCACTTATAATTCCAGCTAATTGCTGCATTCTTTTAACTTCGTTGAGTTGTTTCATATTATTTTACAGATTTTAATTCAGCCACTAATTGATGGTAAGTTAATAAAGTGATAATATCATCGTCTTTTACACTTTGATTTTTATCTAATGGTTTAATCAAAGTAATTACTTCATTAACTTTAATTTTAATAGTATCATCTTTAATACCTTCAACTAAAGAAGTTAGTTGAGATTTTACACTATCAATATTACTGTTAACAAATTCTTTTAATTTTGTAGTACTAGAAACATTATTGATAAATTCTTTTAATACTAATTTTTGTTCTGGTGTTAAATCACCATATCTTTCATTGAACTTTTCTACTAACATTTTGTAAGCTAAAATACGAGTTCCTTTATCTAATGAACTGTATTCTTCCATAACACGATCTTTAACACCTTCTTTATTTACCTCTTTACGAGTGATGTGTTCAAGCAATGTTACTTTATTATCAATGATATTAGTAGGATCCACGAACTCTAATGTGCCATAAGCTTCCATTAAAGTATAAATAGCAGCATGTTGCTTATAGTTATGTACTTTAGCTTTGAAAAACTCTTCTAAGTTGTAATGTTGCTTAATTTCTTTAATTAAGTTATATTTTTCCTTACGAAGAGCAGTACGGTTTAAACGTGAATGTAACTCTAAAGTTGTGTTGATTAGCGATTCAGCCTTACCTTCTGATAATGCTTTGTTAGATACAAGTGTTTGATATAACTTATATTCTTTAGCTAATTCGGTTTTACTAAAATACTTTTTAATTAAAGGCAAAGCCAATGAGTCTTTACCTGAAATTGTATCTGATGTCACTTGTCTGAGCAACAATTCAAATAAGATTCCAGTATTTTTGTATTTGTTATGTTTAATTTTCATAAAAGTATGTAATCACTACGTATAAATATGTTATTTTTCTATACCCTTAATATTATTCTCATTTAATAGGTCTGATTCTATTGGTTTTGTACTTTCGTACAAGCTAATAGTTTTAGCTTCTGCTGCTTCTTTTGCACGTTTTAATTCAGCTAGGGCTAGTGGTGAACCACCTTTATAAGCAGTTTGTAATGGATTCTTTTCAGTTGATGGTGTACTGTTGTATTCATCTTTACCAATTGGGTCTTTACCTAATGCGTGTTGTTGTGTACCGAATATAGATGCTTTTTGTGTCGGTCTTCCAACAGGATTCTTTTCATCATACCCCATTGGTACAACTCCGTTACCATTTCTACCTTTACCATATAATGAAGCTAAATCGTGTGGTGTACCAAATGACTTACCAGTTTTAGCTGGGTCATTACCTTCATTTTCGATTTGTTGTAATCTGAATATACGTTTCTTGTCTTCCATTACTAAGTCACGTAGTTCATCTACTTGATCTTCACTAAATTGGAATACTCTATCATAGATAAAGTCTGAAGGTAATAAACCAGTATCCATAGCATCTTTAGCTAATGATACTTTTTCTTTCCACATTGCTACCTGTTCTTGTTGGTAGATAATTGATGGAGGTGTTAATGATAATTCAAAGCTTGTTAAAGCATCACCATCAAATCCTTGAGTGTATAAGTGAACTAATGCAATTTTATGTAATTCTGATACAATAACTTTTTGGATACGCTCAATTGTACGAGCGAAACGAATATCTTCAGCAGCTAATGTAGCTTTACCAGTTAAATCTTTTTCAAATCCGAAGAATGCTTTAGGTACCTTAAGGGCAGCTAACATTTCATCACGTAAGAAGTTTACGTCTTCAATACCATTATATTCTAGACCTTTTAACGTATCAATCTTAGTATTTTGGTTTGCACCTCTAACTGGGATGATAAAATCTTCTAATGAGTTCTGAATATTAAAGCGTAAATTGTAATCACCTGTTTGTGGATCAACAAATGGAGTTTTCTTCATTTTGTTGGTAATACGTTCCATGTAGTTATCAACTTCATGAGCAGGTATACCACCAATATCCACATAAAAGATACGTTTTTCAGGTGATCTCATAATACGATGGATTAACATCGCATCTTTCATTAATGTATATTGCTTATATACCTTACGAGCTGGTTCAATAAATGAACGTCCGTAAGGCAAGTAGTTAGCATCAGCATATAGTCTAAAGTGAGCAATTTCATAATTTTCAAAGCGTTTTTTCATATTGCTTTTATCCATATGAATAGTACTCGCTAAAGCGTTTGGATCATATTCATAATAAACCTCAAATGGGTTAGCAGGATTTAAACCTTCTTTTCTAGCAATTTCATATGATGCTAAAGGCATAACATTGTATACCCCCATTTCACTATTGATTTCTAAAAATAAATAGAAATCACCGTATTTACACATTTGGCGAACCCAAGGCCAAAGATTAAATTCAATATTTAAAATATCATAAAATAAATTATACAATACTCTTTGTACTTTTTCATCAGATGAACGAATCTGTAGTATTTCTCCAGCTTCATTTTTTAATGTTGTTTCATCAGAAACAATGTCAAGAGCAGAAGCAATGATAGATTCTGTATCCATTGCTTCATAGTCATTATATAATTGGGTTCTTAATGTTTGGTAGTTAATAGCAGGATTGAACATAGCAGACATGCTAGTTCTGTGTAAACGCGTAAAGCGGTCTACTAAGCTATTAGTTTGAACACTTCCATAGGCTTGGACACGGTCTGTGTCTACTACTTTTAATTGGTTTCCACCAACGTTTCTTATAATTACGTCAGTTGAAAACAATCGTTTTAGCCTTGAAAATAAATCTGTATTAGCCATTTTTCTATTTTAGTATGTATATCAATAAATATTCTATTCCAATAACCATCGTGTGTCTTCTACATTTCCATAATTATCCTTTATAGCGTATGGATTACCGCCACCGGATATCCATGCACCACCGCCATACATTTCATTACCCGTTTTTCTTATATTCATTAAACTAGCTGTTGCTAAGTCACGTCCTATTTGTGAAAATCTAGCAGCAGTATCTCTAATAAATAAACCCATGGATAATGACATTACTAAGTCGTCATTATATCCTGATTGGGATTGAGCTTTACCATGCATCCAAATGAATACTCTCAGTTCTTCAACTAAGCGTTTTGAATAAAAAGTAAATGCTTTATCTCGAAGGTACGACTCCATCTTTGAGATAACAAGTGGTCTTGTTTTAGCTGATGTAGTAAAACCTGGAACAGTTTGTCCTGAGTCTAGTTTTGATAAGTATTTGTCTGCACTCATTTCACCGTATGCACGAGGTGAATAGTATAAATTAGAATATTCTCTTTCTATAATTGTATTAACTACATCCCAACCTATATTAGCATTTTCTACTACTAACAATGCGTTATTATATTCAGTAGCTACAGATACTAGCATATTTCCATATTCTCTAGTACCAATTTGTGATTTAAATTCTGCTACTTGTTCACAATCTTCTACACAAACAACTTGAAATGCAGAATAGTCTTGCCCATCTCCTCTAGCTACGTCGGCAGACACTATATAATGTTTACTATAATCTGGGTATTTCCAAATCCAAAAATCACCACCCATAAAACGACGTTCTACAGGATCCATTATAAACTGTTCGTAGTATCCTAAAGTTTCTGGATCTATTACTGTTGCTCCTGATCCTAAAAAGTCACAATCATATTCCTGTGCAAAGTCTCTAGTAGACATATTTTGTTTTTCCTTTTCAGCCCATGCCTCATCTCTATCAGGATGTACACTCCATTTTAGTTGAATAGGGAAAAAGTCATTTTGTCTAAGTTCAGAATCAACCCATGTTTTATGAAACCAGTTACCAACACCGTTTGGTGAAGATAATGCTACGCAACCACCACCCGTTGAAATTGTAGGTTTAATTGCGGTATATATCTTGTCAATACCTTCAATGAAGGCAGCCTCATCCATAATCAACCAAGATACTGCAAATGAACGACCAGCATCACTTGAGGCTGATGTTGCTTTGATAAAAGAGCCATTTGATAATTTAAGAGATGTTTGGTTTGAAGCTACAGGCTTAGATCCTTTTAACCATGAAGGTAAGTTGTTATACATGAATTGAACCTTTTCAACCATGTTTTGTGCTGTAAGTTGTTTTGTTGCAATACAAAGTATTGCTTTATCTTTATGGAATAACATTAACCATAAAGCATACCCTGCACATAAAGTAGAAATACCTAGCTGACGAGACTTATTGATAATATTATAATTATTTGCTCTAAAAGACTGTAGTACTGCTTCTTGAAACGGATAAAGATGGAATAATATTCTACCTTTTATTGGATGTGTAATATAACAATATTTTCTAAAAAAATGTACAGGATCGCTTGCACATCTAATATATTCCTGTTTAATTACATCTTTTATATTTTGTTCACTCATATATTATATGTTGTATATAAATATATAAAAAAAGCCTGTTCTTGCGAACAGGCTAGTCATGGGTATGCAAGGGTAATTTTACTTAGCTAACATTAAATATCCTAATCCACCAATAATTAAATAACTTCCTATACGTTGGAATTTGGATTTAACCTTTAACTTTTTATATTGTAAATCTAACTTATTATACTGATCTTCCCAACCAGCAATTTCTTTATCTTTATTAACTAAGATTAATTTATATTTATCTTCTTTAACAACATATTTGTTAATAACACTATCTTTACCTGCTACTCTATTTTCTAATGTAGCGATTGAGCTATCTTTTAATACGATGATTTGTTTAGCTCCGTCTAATTCTACTAAATCCTTAGCTGCACTAACTAATACTGGTTGTGCTAAAGGTAAAGGATTAGTTATTGTATCTGTTGGGTAACGGTTATTAAATGAGCTGATTAATTGTTGTTCATTAAGTTCGTCTACTTTAGCTTTTTCAATTTCTACTATCTCAACTACTTTAACAATTTTTGTTTTCTGATGTGATAATTTGTCTTTTAATTCAGCATCAACTTGATTTAATGAATCAATAACTAAATCATCTTTTTTAATTTCAGCAAATAATGAATCATTTACTTTATGTAAACTATCCATCTGTGCTTTAAATTCTTTGTGGTTCGTGTTTGCGCCGCATTTTTCAAAAACAACGCTTACAACAACAATGCCTATAACTATAAGCAATAATGTTGGTAATAACTTTTTAATTTTTGTCATATTTTATTTTTTAATTCCTGCGTAATATTGAAAACGATGTTTTAATCCTTCATCTACTGTATCTTCTTCCTCTTCTGGAGCATCGATTTCTGGAGCTTCTGGTGGTGTTTTTGATAAACTTGGATATTTTGACACCAAAGCTGATATTTTATCTTCTAATCTTTTCTTAAGATCGCGTAAACGAGTTACTTCATCACTAGGTCTATCAGCAATATCTCCTGCAACTGATTTAGAACGTTTTGACTTTAAAATATTAGATTTAGTAGCAGCTAAACGACGCTCTAATTCTTGATATTCTAACCAAGCATCAAATTCTTCATCAGACATTTTAGAACCACCTGTTGTTGCTTTTTCACCACTATCTGTTGGTAATTCTTCTGGTTCTTCTTCACCTGATGCTTTTGCAGCGGCAAATGATGCATCAATTTCTTCATCTGAAAGTTCTTCTTTACCTGATATACCTAATGCTGCTAATTCTTCTGGAGAGAAAGGAGCATTTGCATCACCTGCTGGTGCTTCTTCTCCTGCTTGAGTTGTAGGTCTGGTTGTTGGTCTTTTTGCAATTTGTTCACCTGAAGGAACAATAACTCCTGCATCAACCAATTCCATAAAATCTTTGTTGATTGGATTTTGCTTATCATATCCCATATCACCTGCTACGTTCATTTTTGAAACAGCAGATCCTGCAGCTTGAATAGCTTGAACAATTCTAGCTTTTTTACCTGTAAAAGCAGCGATTTGTTCTGGTGTAACATCATCAGCTAATTGATAACGAATACCAACATTTGCCATTTCGTCTAATTCTGTTGAAGCCATACCTGGTTTTGATAATTTATTAACTCTAAGTTGGGCTGCTTGTATATTTTTAATAACAGCATTAATTTCTGCATCCTTTCCTGCTTTATCTTCTGGGGCTACTTGCTGTGCACTCAATTCAGCTTTTTTCTTATTAAGAGCAGCAATTTGTGCTTTTTCAGCAGCTAATGCCATATCTTGGGCTTTTTTATCCTCAGCAGGACCTTCTTCAATTACTTCAAGTAGGGCTTCACGGATAATATCTTGTAATTCAGATTTTTTCATGGTTGATTTGTTCATATTATATGTATAAATATTAAATGTTTTGTAAGATTGTCGCAATACGTTCCTCAGTTGTACCCTCTACCTCAATTAGTTTATTAGGACTATATTCTTTTAATGCTTCCTGTATAGCCCAGTCAATTTTCATACGATATCCTAAATCAGTTTCACGAACTCCGTTATCTTCCATTTTAACTCCACGTGGAGATACATAAACAACTAAATCATAATGGTTGCGAAGATGCATAGCAGCTTCAACAAATGCACGTTTTTCCCATTCACCTATTGATTTTGCTGATAGTGTAAATGAGCATACGTCCCATATTGTACGATCTGTAATGATATTAGGCTGTAGTAACTCACTAGCACGCTCTGCTAAAAATATAAACTGACCAGGTAATGTCGAATCAGTATTCAATGGAATACCTAATCCACTAAGATATTTACTACGTTCAGTTTGAACAATATGATCTTTAAAACGATCAGTTTCACCTAATGCTCTAGCTAATGTAGTTTTACCTACACTCATTGTACCTGCTAATCCTATTTTCATTTCTTATTTCTATTATTTATTTTATTCATTTGACGTGCTACTTTTTTCTGTTGCTTAGCCTCTTTAGCCTGTTGTTTTAAACGTTTTTCAGCACCAGCTTTATATTTGATATCTACCTCAATTGGTCCTCTATCAAATTTATTCAAATCAAACTTCCATGTTTCGATAGCATCATCGTCTTCATATACCCTAGTAAATTTCCTAGGTTGATCTTCTATTTGTACTTCTTTTGGTCTACCTCTTCTTTCTTCCATATTATAAAGATATAACCTTTATTTTGCTTAAACTCTAGCACCTGATGCCTTACCAACTGCTGTTTTGTAGAACGGAACACCGTTTACATCTTTTTTAAAAGAATCCCATTGATCCTTAGTATATTTAATTCCAAATAAATAATACTCAGCTAAGCGTTTATTACCTTGTGGTATATAAGCAGGTCCATCAAAATTATGCATTTTACCATCTAAGTAGTAAACGATACTTCCGTCTTCTGTTTTTATTCTTTTAGTCATATTTCTTGTTTTAATATTGTTCTGATTGTGTTAGTTCTATAAGAGCTTCTTTTCTAATAATAGCCTCAGCAACATAAATTCCTTGTGCACCTGATACTGTAATACCACGAGCTGATAGTGCATCACCTACAAAGTGTACGTTCTTATATTCTGTTAGTGATAAATCATGATAATTAACTAATGGTTCAGGTGAAAGATATTTTACTTCAGGCATGTAGATACCCCAATCATCTCCCATTTCAGGAAATACTGTTTGCATATTAGTAATAAAATCTTCAATATATTGAGCATATTCTTCACCTAAAGCATCAAACAGAATATCCATTGTATCTACTTGTACAGCAGATACTGTATTGTTTTCTGATGTTAATCCTGGTTGGCGAGTTTTATTTGGTGAATAATAAGTACCAGTACCATTAATTTGTAGTTTTTGTACTACATCACGTGACCATTTAAATGGATCTTCAATACCCTTAATTTCCATTAGGATACCAAAGTTAGTCATATTATTTCTAAATTCCTCCCCTTTCTTAGCGTGACCATTATAACTTATGTCGCCATAGGTTTCTTCGACAGCAACATATGCAGCATTATTGTTAGTACAAAAACTGCGAAGAGAAACATTAGGAAATTTTTGATAAAGTTTAAAATCATAAGATAT